TGATCTCGGTTCGGATTTCGCCCTTTCTTCCATGCCTATTTTTTGAAGCGCTGTCCCAATAGGTGTATGTACAGCCGTCGCCGTCTACCGCCGCGTTTCGGGTAAAGACACGCAGCAGGGCCGGAATACGGTTGCGCTCATTCAGCGATTCAAACTCTTCATTTACGATCCGCACCGGCTCAATCAGTTCATCCGTGTTCGGCGTTGCGGCAAGTGCAGTCGCGTTGACGTGGATGTTGTCGGAAGTGGCGTTTGCCGTATTGAAGCCAACGACACGCTTTAAGAAGTTTTCCTGCGGGGTCGGCAGGCCGTTAGCCTCGACACCTTCCCATTGCTTCCCTACGTAAAAATTTTCGTTGACCTTGACCGTATCTGCAAGGCGGATAGCCTGGTTAAACTCCTCGCCTTTTTCGTAGAGCTTCCAAGCGCTGTCGTGGTCTGGCTGATCGGATTTTCCGAACAAGCCAAGCTCCTGTTCACTCAACGGCTATCACCTCCGCCTTTCATTGCTACCTCCACGCTGTAATTGTTGATGCTCGCCAGTCCGTCGGCATACGCCTTTTCAAACTCGGCCTGCGCCATCAGATCGTCCACGGGGAGATTATCAAGAATGTCTCGCATATCCAAAACTTCGTTTTTAATGCGCGGGACATCTTCTGTTACCTGTTTAACGCTTCTCAGGGCCGGGTCAGCGGCTTTCTTCCACGCCGTAAGCTTGGACACTTCCCGCGACAAAAGGCCGATCGTGACAGTCTGGATAATCAGAGCGATTGCAAGAATCAGTTCACAAATCATGTTTTCCTCACTTTGCCGCAGAAGCCCCGCCGACGCCGACAAGATTAATCGTCACTTTGCTTTCTCCCGTATCAACGGGGCGGTCTACATAGCCGCCGTTCTCCGACTGTTTCAATGCATTCAAGCAGCCCTGCGCTCTCTTGTTGTCCGATACCATCACGGCCAGCAGATAGCCCTCGCGGTTGAGCTGTGCGTACTCAAACACTTCCGCATACTCCTTTGCGTTCGGCAGCTCCTTGCGCCAGCGTTCCATCGTGGAGCGGCTGATGCCAAGGTACAGAAGCATCTGCGGCAGGAGCGGAGGGATGTTCTTCTTCTCGCAGTCGGCAAGGAACTTGTCCACTTCCGCCCGGAGTTCTTCCGGGGTATATTTCACTTTCGGGCCGGTCTGTTTGGCTTCCGTCCCGTCTTTCTTGATTCTCGCCATAAACCGTTGCCTCCTTAAGCGCCGATATATGCAGCGGTGGGATCGCCGCCGCAAAGCGCGGTTTCATAGCTTTCTGTCTCGTCCTCGTCCCAGTAGGAATCTTCTTCCGCTTTCTTTGCCATTGCCGCCTGAACGCGGGACACGCAGAAGTAACGGCAGTTGTGGAGAACCGTTCCTTGGGGAGTGACATAATTGTGAAGCCCATAGACTTCCATGTTGTACACCGGTTTTATACCGGCGTATCTTATTGCAACAATCTTTGCCATTTAACCACCATTGACTATATGCGTTATTTATGCTATAATTGATATATAAAACCTTGGAGGTCAACCATGGAGATTAAAGAAGAAATCAAAGTTGTCAGGTATATCGAATTCAACGGCGTGAAGTTCTACCCGGATAAGCGCGGCTACTGGCTTGGGTCGAAACCGGATTGGAAGCGTCCGCGCCGTTTGCACCAATGTGTGTGGGAATACTACAACGGCCCCATCCCTGACGGTTATCAAGTCCACCACAAGGATTTCAACCCCGACAACAACGACATCAGCAACCTTGAGCTTCTCACCAAGGAAGAACACTTGAAGTACCACGCGAATCTCCAAGATAAGGCTTGGGCCCGTGAGAACTTGCTCAAAAACGCCATCCCGGCAGCCGCCGCTTGGCACGGTAGCGAAGAGGGAATCAAGTGGCATAGCGCTCACGGAAAAAAGATGATGCAGATTCGCCTCGACAAGAAAGTAACGAAGAAGTGTCAGTTCTGCGGCAAAGACTACGAAATACCGGAATACTTAGCCGAGAACTCGCGCTTCTGCTCTAACAGCTGCAAGTCTGCTTGGCGAAGAAGAGCCGGTCTTGACAACGTCGAGATTCCGTGCGCCGTCTGCGGCAAGCCTATTCTCACGAATAAGTATTCACCAAAGCGGTATTGCTCACCGGAGTGTCTGCACGTCAGGCAGCTTGAGGTCGTTGCAAAAAGAGAAGAGAACCGGAAGCTACGCCGACAAAATGTCGTCTCCGACTGACAGTTCGTCCAAGCGCTTCCACCCTGCCGCCGTAAGAACCCTGTGTTCTGCGGTGGCTTTTATTTTTTCTCCGGTGTCGAGTTCTAACTCATAAACCTCTGCCGCCTCTCTCGTCATAAACGCAGGACTGTGTTCGCATGCAACCAGCTTCTCCCCGTCCCATGCATAGCACTCGCCTTTTTCGGTAAGCTCCGCAATCGGAACAGCTCCATCCGGTGTGCTTATCAGCGTATCAGCCGTCACGCAAGCATCTACTGTGTGAGTGATCTCGTGAGGTTGTTTCGCACAGTCATTAGGATTTTTGTCATCCGCTTGAATGCTTTCAATGTCTGAAATGACCTTATTGATGTTGTCGAAGAACATCAGCCCCGGCAGCTCTTTCGGGGCTTTACCCTCCGGCCAGAGCGCCTTTACAGTCGGGTCAGTGAGGGGAATCGGGGCCATCATTTCCAGCATGAGCATGTGGCCTTGGACACGGTTGTTGTCTGCTTTCTGGAGCGTCACGCCGTTGAGCATAAACACTTCCGCCATGGTCTTTTCCGCCACCTTTTGCCTCGCCCACATATCCGGCGGGGCGTAGGTGATCAGGATCTTTTCATGTGGCGAGGTGTTGTTGATGATGGCGTTTGCCGCATCCGACACAATCAAGTCTTTCTGCTCAAACTCCCTGTAGCACCAGCACCGTCCGTCCTCGTCAACGGCCCACCACATACAGGCCAGCATATCCAAGCCATAGTCAAAGCTCCTGTACCGTGGCCAGGTATCCGGTATTCGAAACGGGGAATGCGTGTGCTTCTTTCGGGAGAAGTCCTTGAAGTAGTTGCCGCCGATTGCGTCCCAGTCGCCGTATCGGTAGGCCCTCGCATTCGGCATCTTTGCCACGGAATGGAGATAGCCTGGGCTGTTCTCCACCATGGCGATGTTGTCCTCGGCGGTCGCAAAAATGAATCGGTAATCTGCCGGGTTCTCGTTCTCTTCCGGGTTCTCCGCGTCCGTTACATAGTTGCGATCAATAAACAAGCGCTTCACCCAGAAGTGACCAACGCCGCCGGGGTTGCACGTCAGATACATCCGGCGCGGGATCTTCGATGTGCCACGCAAGCAGCCGCCCAGAAAGTTGTAGGCCCGTTCCGTGAACTGCGTCGCTTCGTCAATGAAGATCCAGTCGTATTCCTTGCCGTTGTATTCGTTTTCGGATTCTTCACCCGTCCAGTGCCCGAACTTGATATAGCTGCCGTTCTCAAACTGCATGATGTGCGTCGTGCTGTTGTAGCTCGCCATATTCGGCGGCACCATCGCGCAGATCGGACGGATGTGGTTTTCTTCCAGCTCCGGGTAGTGAGCACGCATAATCAGAATGCGAATGCCCGGATAGCCAACCATCGCCCCAAGCAAAGCCTTTACTCGGACGGCCCAGGTCTTGCCGCCGCCCTTGGCTCCGCCGTAGCAGATGCGCGGCTCCGTCGCTTCGAAAAATTCAAGTTGTTTCGGGTTCGCTTTGCCGGGGTCAAACAGTACCTCGACATTCCCGCTTGTCGGTCGTCTTTTCGCCATTTTTCTGTATATAGCCAAAGAGCCACCAAACCAGAACATTTTTGCTCTGATTCAATGGCTCTCAGGCTCTAATCGGCTCCCGGCTCAAAGGCTCTTGGGAGCACATATTGAGTTCTATAGGCCGGTTATTGTCCCGGCCTGCACAGCTTGTCGGTCACCCGTCAAAGTCTGTGTCGCTTACAGTTCAATCTCTATCACCGTTCGGCATCGTTTGCACCAGATTGTTACTCCCCTGCAATGCGCCCCGTTCTTCGCCTCGGCAAGCTTGTTCCCGCATTTGGGACAACGTATGATCCGCTCCGCTACTGAGGCTTTCGGCGTGATGTTCTTTTTCTTCACAGGTTCGTCAATCTTTCTTCACTCTCCGTGTGGAAGTATGCGGTTATAAAACGTCTGCCGGTGCAAGCACAAGCGGATTGGAACTGAGCCGCAGCAGTTTGGATAAGGAGGTGATGGATAGAGAAGCAGTCAATTAAAAGCTCCTTAGAGGCTTTCGCCCTGCGCGGGTTTCGGCATCCTGTGCCGACCTGTCGAAAGGAGCTGTTGTCCGTATTTTCAAGCGACGGCGCACCCTTGGCCCGGACTTGTCGCGCTGGTTTCCCGCCTCGTGCACTCTCAACGGCAGCAGGGGTTAGAACTGCCGTTGTGGCGGTAATCCCGGTTGGAGCGGTTGGCCTGTCGTGACCAGGCTTCAGCAAGTGAGAGAGGATAGCACCCGCTTCAACCGCATGTACAGTGCGGGGCTATTTATATCCCGCCGCCCGGCTGGCGGTTTGGCTCGTCACCAAAAGAAAGGAAGGAATGAAAACCGCAAACACACTACCCATCCCCTAAATACCACATCTCTGTTTCATTCACAATACCAGTTGCCAATATGCATATAAGAAGTAATAAAAACATGGAAATGACCCAGTATTATTTCCAGAGGCCGGTTTATTATGACCCCATGCCCTTTTCCGACTACCCCTTTTCGCTGAGAGGTTTCAAATGTCTGAGGATTCTAATATACAGCGCTCGTAGAACCGCCACCCACTTTTCCGACCCCCCGGCCCGGTTGTCAATGCCTTGCTGTCTCCACCTTCCAAAATCCGTGACCGTCGTACCAGGGCACCACCACGGCCCGCCCTGTCTAATCGGCCCCGGCAGCGTCCGCGCCCCGCCGACACTTGGCATTGATACCGCCGTATCATATCGGAACGGTATCATAGCGCCGCCACCATAGCAGGAAACGTTATCGGAACCGTTACCAAATCTCGCTTAATAGTTATTTAGCACTATTTACCCCAGACAGCCGCCGGATCGCTGCCTCTTCCACCCATTAACCCACCTACTATGTAGGTTTAAAGGCAGCACCCCTCGAAGCCTCGCGCGCGTTAGTCTTCTCTATCCAGAGTTTATATATCCTAACACTAAGTTATACACTCTAACTCTAAACTCTACTTCTACGTAAGTTAGAGCTTAGTATAATTTTATTTATTTATCTCAGGTAAATTAGAACGTACCAGGTAATGCCTTGTACCCTCCTTAATTCTCTCCCAGTTACCCCACTCCTAAAGGTACCCCCTATAATCCCCCTAGAAAGGGTTCTCCCCTAGAGCGGTTCCCCTTGGATGGTTCCCGCCGGGTGCATGATGGCATGAAAAGAGCAGGCCCGCCGGAGATCCCAGCGAGGCCCGCCCAGGTGCTTTATTCTGCTTCTTCTGCCACGTCAAGCAACTTCCTTGTGTCTTTCGACAAGTCCAAGAGTGCGCCCTTGATCGTCCGGGAGATGTCGTACCCGGGGATTTCCGGGTAAATAGCATGTAGAGCTATCAAGATCATGTTCTGATTGGCAAGTATCTGTTTTTCTGCTGCGTTCATTTCTTCCCGATCCTTTCGTTTGCTTCCTTGATGAACCGCCGCCCGTCTGCCTCGGCTGCCGCCCTGGCTGCAAGCGTCCTTTCAATCCAGCTTGTCACCTCGACCCCCGCCGCCTTGCTCGCATCATCGGCAAGCTGCCTTGCGTAGGGTGTCAGGAGATCCGGCAGCGCTTCCGTGTCTGATTCATGCGGCATGCTGTCATACTTCCCGGTCATCCTCTCGCGGCATGCTGTCAGGATGTACCCGGCCAGGCTCTCCCCGGCCTCGGCTGCTTTGCTTTCCAGTTCCTTGGCTTCGGCATGCTTCATTCTAACCGATATTGTCTTGCGCTGGCTCAAATACTTGTTATTACTGGCTTTTTTGGCTTCGTTGTACATTCGCAAGCCCCCTTTCAAGGGTGATTATACCATATTATCGCGCAAGAATGAAGCATGCAAACTGCACAAAAAGCCGTGTCATGAATCATGCAATTTGCACGAATCGAAAAAATCGCATGAAACATGCTTGACAAGGCGCATGATGCATGCTATTCTAAGGCCGCAATCAAGAGAGCCGAGCCGGAGACACCGGACGGCGGGCCAGACGGCCAGAGAGGACAAGACAATGAAGGCGAACAAGGAAACGCTCCGCAGCGAATACGCGAAGGTGTGGCCCCGCGATTCTAAGATGGTTGACTACTGCGCCGGGAAGGTTGCGGCGGTCGCGGTTCTGAACGATGGCCTCATTTACACCGTTGACAAGCAGCGGATTGAAAAAGATTTTTGCTTTGGTGAATCCGGTTACGATTACGACGACGCGCTGAAAGCTGCGGCCCACGCGAGGAAGAGTGCAATCTACTTCAAGACCGAGAATATGAGGCGCTACCGCGAGCGGATCTCCGAGCTTACGGACGTGCTCAACGGCGCAAGCGATTACATGCTCGCGATTAATCCCCGCGCCTATTACACGCAGTCCGATGATTGCAAGCTCTGTAATGTTGAGTTTGTGAAACTCTGGGAAGTGCTCGACGCTTGCGGAGGCAGCGCCTGCCGCTGGGATCTGTTCGACCGCGTTTTAACAATCCGCGGAAGCGAGCGCCGGATCGCCACCCCGAAAGAGGTCGAGGCCATTCTCGAAGCGTACAAAGACGCCGCGTCTCAGCACGAGAAAAAAGTTGATTCCTACTTGAAGCGCTACAGCACAAGCAAAGTCCACGCCTGGACCTATTGGCGCGACGCCTGAAACATAAACCAACCACCCGCCCCGGAGGTTACGAGGGCAGAGGAGGAAATGCAAATGCTCTGGATGCTGTTTTACCTGGCCGGGATGCTCCGCATTATCTGGCATGAATACGACGAGACCGACTAAAGCCGAGGCAACAGCCCCGGCTTTTTTATTGCCTCTTGATGGCGTGGTTGATGGCAGAGTTCAGTTTTATCCCATGATTGCGGCGTTTCTTGCAGTCTGTAAATCTGCTGGCAATGCCTTCGGTGGTTCGAATCCACCTTCCCCCACCAAGCACCGAAAAGGTTCTGAAAAGTTCCCGATTCGGTGCTTTTTCTTTATTTTCAGAGCAATATAAAAACTTATAATTACAAACCTTTAGATGGTGACGTGATGGCAAAAGCCCTGAAACGGTAGTTTAACAGGCATTCTTAGCAGAACAATTTGATGGCAGATTTGATGGCAGATTTGATGGCAAAAAGGCCGGGCATAAAGCCCGGCTTATTTTTTTATCATGGCTGCGATTGAATCCCCGAACTTGTCTATGTTCTTTTGCTTCTGCTTCTCTCGCAGCTCTGTGTAAATCGCCATGGTCGTTGTAACCTGGGCATGGCCTAAAATGTGCTGTGCGGTATAGGCATCGACCCCGGCCTCAAATAGCAGCGTGGCGGTGCCGTGTCTCAGGTGGTGCGCTCCGATCGTCGGCTTTCCCTCGGCATCTACCCAGCCGTGAGCCTTGCAGTATTTGGCCCATGCCGTATCCCAGTTGGTATCCGTCATGTGCTGGCCTGTCCTGCCGTGGTAGCTCATGTAGGGGAACAGCCATTCCCCAGGGTGTGTCCTCATCCACAAGTCCAGAGGCTTTTGCAATGGCTTGATAATCGGAACGGTGCGGATCCCTGCTTCCGTTTTGCTTTTCGGGATCGTCAATTCCCATGTGTCGGTATTGACATCGCTTTTTTTCCGTTGCAATGCCTCATTGCGGCGACATCCGGTGCAAAGCAGGAAGAACGGGATAAAGCCAAACTCCATGTCATAGGCACCGGCCAGGATCGTCTTGACCATCTCATCCGTTGGAGCTGACCGCTTCCCCTGCTTCAGACCCTTTGGCAGCTTGACGGATAGCACAGGGTTAAACGAGACTAACCCTTGCCCCACGGCATAATCAAAGATCCCATTCCAGACCACTCTCCGGGTGTTTACCACCGTCCTGCTCCAGTTCTTGACCTTGCCTCTTTGCAGATCCTGCGTCACATCTTGGGCCGTGACTTCGGCAATCGGGGCCTTGCCGTATAGATCGACAATCTCTTCGTAATGGGGCCTCATGTTGGCCCATGTCCGGGGCGTGATAGTCTGCCGGTATTGGATCTCCCATGCAGCTGCCGCCTTGGCTAACGTTGCGACTGTCGGACTTTCTTTCTCCCGGATTCGGTAGTACAGCTTCTCAGGATCACGGTCACAAATGGCGTGGCGCTTGCCCTTCGGCTCCCCGTTTTTGTCTGGCTCATGCCAGTATCCTTGATACCGTCCGTCGCTTCGTAGTGAGAACATGGATGCATAATCAATCCGCTTTGCCATCTCTTCACTCTTTCTCCCAAGTGTTAAACTCTTGAATTTCTTTCGTTCTGTCGGCTTTTCGGTTGAGTGGGTATAAATTCACGTCTGGATATAAAAACCGCTCAGAATGCAAATTTAGGGCCTTAGACGAAAAGCTACTTGTAAATAGGCGCTGGCAATTTGTTTTTCAGAATGACCTTGCCGAAATACTGGACGGTGTTCTGACTGTCCTTGGGGATCATGATGTTCGCCGCTTCCCGTTCTGGATTGGCAGAGAGCAGAAGCAGGCTCCCGTCATAGCTCGGCGCGTATTGCTTCACGTAGGTTGCACCATCCACGGCAAAGACCCCGACATCCATCGGGTGGAGCTGTGCGGCCTCGCTGACAAAGACCATCTCGCCATCATGGATATACGGCTCCATGGAATCCCCGGAGACGGTCAAACAGAAGTCCGCCCCTTTTGGCATGTCTGCCGTCCTCGGTATGTCCTCGTAATCCTCGCCCTCTATCAGTCCGTTAACGCCAGCCGCAGGCCGGGCCAGATAATGGCGGATCGTTCCAAGGCTGACGATCTCCGCCGTCGGTGCTGTCTTGGTGCATCTCTCCCACTCGGCATTGAGGATCAGATCGACCAGCCGCCGCCCGTGTTCGTCCAGGGCGTTGTATTTCTCCAGCAGCTCCGGCTTGTGTTCTGCCGGTGGTTTCTTGCTGTCTGTCTCCCCTCTCAGCCATTCGACCGGCACGTTGTAAAGGGCGGCGATTGTGTAGAGGTAATCGAAATACGACGAGCTGCGCCCGCTTACCCAATCAGCAATCACATTCCCGCTTTTAAGGCCGATGCTCTTTGCGAACTTCGCCCGCTCTCCGTGCTTAATCGTTCCGTCAGCATTGTGCGGGAGAAGCGACAAAATCCGTGTTAATGTAATATCCATGTACGAACATCTCCAGTCTTAAACCAACGTCGTACTCCTAACTTACCTCTTGCTTAATCTAAACTCTATGCTTATATCTTAACCTACGTTGTACTCCTACGTTACGTTATCTCTTATCTTAGCTTTTAATTTATAAATATAATATATATATACTCTATACAGGTTAGTAAGACGTAGATATGTACGTATAACTACACAAGGGATCTAAAGCCTCATAAGGATCTGTGCTACTCTTAGCGCAGATCCTTCTTTTTGGCTTGACAAAAAGAAAAAAGTTACAAGCGGTTACAAGATGTTGTGAGGATAGACAATCGCCATTGCGTTTCCTCTCTCCATCTTGTGCATACTTCCAAATCGTGAAATTTCACGGTTTTACCTCTTGCAAATCGTGAAAACATGAGTTATGATAGCACCGTCAGCAGGGAACGGTACTTCCCCAGATCCCGAATGACGATCCCGGTGAGAGCTGCGAGACGGCCAGTGCCGGGCAGAGATCCCCGGAGCGCTTTTAAGCCACAAGCGCCCCAGGCATCCCGCAAGAACCGTGGTTGAGTTAACTTCGCACCTTGATTCTACCACGGTTTTTGCTGGTCTGTCAATACAAAAACTCATGTTTATGAGGTTTGACGGAGGTGATATTTTTTGCGGCTGCACGAGTTAAGGCAGCAAGCACATCTTACCCAGCTACAGCTTGCCGAGGCTGTCAACGTCACACAGAGCGCCGTCTCCGCTTGGGAGCATGGCAAGGGTGCCCCGCTGAAAAAGTGGTGGCCCGCCATGGCAAAGGCCATGCAGTGCACGGTTGACGAGCTGAAAGCAGCTATCAACGAAACCATGGAGGAATGATATGGAGAACATTCCAGACGATCCCTGCATCTGCGCTATGGAGCGCACCGGTTACCCCGATTGGTGGGGATATCTTGCCGATGACGAGGAGGAAGAAAACGATGAATGAAGAAAACAAGATCCCGCTGAAAACCGACGAGGAATATTTCAACAAGGACAACTTTGTCCAGACCGACGATTGCATGGAGGAGCTGAAGGTGGAGATCACTCTGTCCGAGTACCGCTCCCTGATCCGAAACGACGCATACCAGGCCGTCCGCATCACGGAGCTGAAATCCCAGCTTGCAGCGGCCCAGGCTGACAATGAGAAGCTGAAACAGCAGTTGGAGATCGCCAATGGCTGACAAGGGCGAGGTTGAATGCCTCCTTAGGTTGTGGCAGGCTGTGGTCGATCAGGCGATTATCGATTACCGCCACGCCATAGTCTACGATGACGAGGCCGCAGCTTCTACGATTGAAACAGAAATGGAGATCATGGGCTACAGCCAGTATCTCCCGGAGATTAAGCGGCGGGCGCTTATCTTTCGGCGCGAGGTAACGGAGCCGCTGAAATCCGTCAAGCGTGGGCGCTACAAGCGCATGACTTGCCCCGCCTGCCATGCGAGAAAGTCCGTGTATCTCTATCACGGAAAAGACCGCAGCTCTGCGTTCTGCAAATCATGTGGGAACAAATACAAAATTTGGGAGTGAAGCCATGAATGTGTTGATTGCTTGTGAGGAAAGTCAGGAAGTCTGCAAGGCTTTCAGAGCCAGAGGGCATAGGGCGTTTAGCTGCGATGTTCAAGAGTGTTCCGGTGGCCATCCAGAGTGGCACATTCAAGGAGATGTTCTCCCACTTATCAATGGGAATGTTTCTTTTCAGACCGCCGATACACACACGCACACACAAGCGGGCCGCTGGGATTTGATTATTGCTCACCCGCCTTGCACCTACCTGACAAACGCCTCGGCGGTGCGAATGCGTGTCAACGGGCAGATTCAGCCGGAACGATACGCAAAAGCAATGGAGGCCAAAGAGTTCTTTATGGCTTTCTACAATGCGGATTGCGACAAGATAGCGATAGAGAATCCAACACCAATGAAGCTGATCGGACTCCCACCATATACGCAAGCGATACAACCGTATGAGCATGGGCATCCGTATTCCAAGCGGACTTGCTTATGGCTTAAAGGTTTGCCGACAATCGTACCGACTAACGTACTTGATTACCATGAGCCGTATGTAAACGGAGGGTGCAAAGATGCTCATGGAAACTATCGGAGATTCCAAGGAAGAAAAGAACGTGACCCAAAAACAAGGGCCAAAACCTTCCCCGGCATCGCAAAGGCGTTTGCAGAACAATGGGGATAAAACGAAGGAGTGAATTATGCTTAATCTGGTTGTGCTCCAGGGGCGGCTTGTCCGAGACCCGGAGCTGAAAAAGACAAACAGCGGTTCAAGCGTTGTGTCCGGCACACTTGCTGTTGACCGAGACTATCAGCCAGGCGGCGAGAAGAAATGCGACTTCGTAGACTTCACCGCATGGAGACAGACGGCTGAGTTCATTTCCAAGTGGTTTCACAAGGGCAACTTGGTGATGGTCAAGGGCGAACTGCATTCCAGAAAGTGGCAGGATCGCGATGGCAACAACCGCATCAACTGGGAGGTTGAAGTGGATGACGCCTGGTTCTGCGGAGATCGAAAAGCCGATGGCGTCAATGTCGAGCCGCCCACGTTTGAAGAAGTGGATGAGGGGTCGGGTGAACTGCCATTTTAGAGTTTGACGCCGAGACCCACATTTACCGCCTTGACGGTGAAGTTGTCCCAAGCGTGACGGAGATTCTTGCCCCGCTGACGGCTGGCAAATATCCCCCGTCCGGTGTCGTTCAGCAGGCCGCAAACCGTGGCACAAGAATCCACGAACTGTGCGCCCTCTATGACATGGACGCTTTGCCCGACGAGTTTGAGGGTGACCTTGTCCCCTACATTCAAGCGTGGGCGGACTTCTGCCGGGACTACTCACCGGAATGGCTGTACATTGAGCAGCCGGTATGTGCGACAGATCCCAATGGGCACATCACGGCGGGGACGCTTGACCGCCTCGGAGTAATCGACGGGAAGCAGATTGTTGTCGATATCAAAACCGCGCAGAGCTTTGACCGGGCTTCTAAAGTGTCGCTTGCCTGTCAGCTCGCGGCTTATGCCTGGATGGCGGACGCTCCGCTTTCCAATGACGGGCTTGGTGTTCAGCTCTTGAAAAACGGCACGTACCGCCTTTACTGGAGAAGCGATATCCAGCGGAAGTGTTTCTTCCAGGCGCTTCCCCTGTTCTATGATCTCCGAGACATATACCACATCACAAAAGGGAGTTAAGTAATGGAAAACTTAGTCGTTTATGAAGCGCACCGCGCTCTTGCCGAATCCGTCAAAGGCAGCTATGCCTTGCAGCTTGGCAACGGCAGCACCGTTGGCCTTAAGCGCGGCGTGGACTTTGATAACCCGACAGTGAAGAGCGGCAAGAACGCAGGAAAGAAAGCGTTCGACAAGCCAATCTTGCAGAAAGCCGGAGCCGAGAAGATTGCTTTCGGTTTCGGCCTGCTACAGCAGTACGAGCTTGTCTCCAAGGTCGAACAGTACGATGGGCAGAACAGCTATTTTGCTTACACCGTCCGCTGCGACTTGGTCAAGCTTGGCCCCAACGGGGAAAAGGTAGTTGTGTCTAACTCCTACGGCCATGCCAACACGGCAGAGGCCCGGAACGGATTCAAGGCCGCGGCGGATTCTGCAAACGGTTCTTTGAAGATGGCGCAGAAGCGGGCGCTTGTCGGCGCGGCTTTGGCGATCTCCGGTCTGTCGGATATGTTCTATCAGGACATTGATAACGACAGCTTCATGGCAGAAGCCGGGAACATCACCAAGGCCAGAGACGATGACCCCATCAGCTCCAAGCAGATCACAAGG